TCTGAACCAGAGACAGCGATATAAGTAGTATTAGCTTCACCAGCAAGCGCTTTAGAGAGTAGTGTTTTACCATTACCGGGAGGTCCTTCAAAAATAAGACCTTTTGGGACGCGAACATTATATTTTTGATATTTTTTATAGTTGGTGAGCATATCAATGCATTGATTAAGTTCTTCTTTAACGGTAGCATAGCCACCAACATGAGTAAAATTGGTATCTGGATTATCAATAATTTGAAAATTTTCTGAATTTTTTTTAGCATTTGTTCTTCTTTTAAAATTAAAAAATGTATCTTCGTCGTCGTCATCGTTATCTAAGTTTTGTATTTGTTTCATCATAGGATTTAGAATAATTCTGAAACCGCCAGGGGGGTGCATTTGAGAGTAAGTAGCATTATTTGTTCTTTTAATAAAAGATTCCATATCAAAATCGTCATCTTCTGATGTATGATTCATATTTTGATATTCAAACATGGCTTGGTTACTAATGGTAATATTTTTTGAGTTTAATCGTCTTAAGTATTCTTCATGAAAGTAATGAGATGGTGGATAAAATCTTCTTACCATGGATAAAGACGATGAATGTCTTTTAAAAGTAGGTGGTAAGAGGAAAGAATTAGATAATATAAATAATAATACAAACAATAAAAATCGCATATAAAATTAAAGTAGGATTTTGTTTAAATATATTTATAAATGAAATATATTTATTATATAAATGAGTAAAGAATTATATAAAGTATTAAAAAAAGAGAGAAAAAGAGGGGGTGAGATACGAACAGTGGGAGCTAATACATTACGAAAGTTGGAGGAAGAAGGTAGAAGTTTAACAAAGGAGCAGATAGAAGTTGTATCAAAGTCAGATAAGAGAAACGAAATGCTTCAACAGTTGGAAAACCTGGATAAAATGGATGAAGAACAACGAGAAATAACAATAAGAAATGTATTAGATGAAGTGAATGATAAAGACATAGATAAGAAAGATCCTTCCAGACAGGCAATTACAACAGCAAATAGAGCAGAAACAGCGGGTTTTGTAGCAGCGGGTTTAGTAGTTTTAGGTGCAGCAACTGAAGCAGCGAGTCCATATATAGATATGGCAACTCCAGTTTTAGCAATAAGTGGTGTAGGATTGCCGTTAGCAGCTGGTTTATTACTATTATCAACAGCAGCAAAAACATTGAAAGGGAATTTAATATTAAATAATTTAATAATGGATTGTGAATTGGTATTAAAGAAGACAGCAAATATGCATAAGTTAATGATGACAGCATTAAGTATATTTAATGATGTAATAAATGAGAGGGATTATGGTGAAATAGTAGCAAACCGTAATTTAGATGTAATAGAGATTCCAAAACAGAAGACATTTAATAAAAAGAGATTTACGAATAGTGTGAAAAAAGAGTTTGGCGAAATAACATTTGAGCCTCGTTTTTTGGAGAAATTAAAAATAAAAATGGAATATTTTAATTCAAAATTGACGGATTTAGTTCCAGATGTGAATAGTAGTATGTTTAAAAAGTTTCAAAGGGGTATGAAGAGAACAACAGCTTCAGGAAAGTATATAGAGATTATTCAACGAGAATTGACATTATTAAATTCTTATTTTATAATTTATAATAATCAATTTGAGTGGATATTGCGTCGTTATGAGAAGATTTTATTGAGAACTGAGCATGAGGAGATATTGAATGATATATGGTTTTTTATAGAAGAAAGTAAAGAATACAAGAATTACTTACATAATCCATCATTATTAGAAGAAATAAAAGAAATAGATGACGAAGAGAGGGATGCAGTAATAAAAAAGGCTGAAGAGGCTAAAGTATTAGCAAAATTAGATAAAGAAGCGAAAAATAATTTAAATGGAGGAAAAAGAAAAAATAAAACAAAAAGAATAAGAAGAAAAATAAAGAATAAAACTAATAAAAAGACATAAATACAATATATTGGTTAGATTTATAAATATAATTTAAATATATATTATAAAAATGAGTGATTATAAAGTTGATTCAATTCCTGCTGGGTTGCCTGTAGGGACAATTCTTTATTGGGCAGGAACAGATACAAATAATTTACCAAGCGATTGGAAAGTGTGTGACAACCAAATGTTGAGGAAGTCCAATTATACTGAATTATTCCAACGTATTGGCACTACTTATGGTTATTATGGAACTTTATACTTTAGAGTTCCTGATTTGACAGGATGTAGAGTTCGTGGAGCAAGTAGTTTTGGATTGCCTCATGGGGCAACCTCTGGGGGTTCCAGTTCTGTTACTTTAACAAATAATAATCTTCCCTCTCATACTCACGGAGGCACTAACTGGTACCACAATCATACTACTAATGATAACTATAAATTTCATGATGCGGGTGGAGGTGGTTATTTAAGGTATGTGACAAAAGGAAATAGTAGCCAAACTGATGATTCAAATCATAAAATGATATGGCACGAGAATGACTATAGCACGGTAGGTGGTAGTTCAAGTTCTGTAGGAAGTTATCGCTCTGGTAATACTTCAAATCAAGGAAGTGGTTCTTCCATATCTTTAAACCCTTCTTTTATAAATTTATATGCAATTATAAAAGTATTATAATTAATATGATTAGTATTATATAAATGACTAGTTTTAATGGGTTAGAAGTTCCAGTTGGAACAGTTATGCCATGTGTAGATCTTAATTTTACTAATTTAGGAAATGCTTGGTTAGTATGTAATGGGCAACTTATTAGTACAAGCACATATCCAGATTTATATAATGTTATAGGTAGCACATATAACACTGGAGGTGAATCGTCGGGTTATTTTAGAGTGCCAAATTGCGTAGATGTAATACCAAAATGTGAGACATCTAGTATAGGGAGTACTGGTGGAAGTAACACTTATTCTTTAACTACATCACAGTTGCCTTCACATTATCATGTTTTCAATCAATTTGACCATTACCATTATTTTAGTAACATATATGGAGATGATTTTAATGGCCAGGGTGGCAATGGTGATTTTTATAGGAAATCTGTTGTTGGTGGGTACGACAATGCAACCGCGATATTTGATCCCGTTACATCGGATACGTATGGAGTTGGTCTTACTTCAGGTTCTGGCGGAGGCGGTGGGAATAGTTTTAATGCAGTGCCTGCTTCAAAAAAAGTATTATATATCATAAAGACATAGACGAATGCGTTATACTAATTATTTCTTATTGCCATGTTATTTATATATATTTTATATATAAATGTCATTTAATAATAGTGATTATGTAGGAAAGTATTCTGACAATGATGTAGGGGTTTTAGTGCCAAAAGGTTCAATTATAATGATGCCAATGACTGTAACTACAACTGAGCCAGATGGATTTTTACGTTGTGACGGCAGAACATTAAATATTGCTGATTATCCCGAATTATATGCACTTATATCAACATCTTTTGGTGGAGATGGAAACACAACATTTGCAATACCTAATTATCAGTCATTTTTTTTATATGGCAAAGCAAATTCTGCTAGTCAAATGAATTTGAGTTATGGAAATGATACAACTACATTAGCAGGCGCTAATGTGCCTAATCATACTCATACTTTCACTTCAATAACACATCGTCATAGAAAAATAATAAGTTCAAAAATACTGAATTCAGCATATGCAGTCGCGGATTCAAGAGTAGCGTATAATGATGATTTAAATAATAGTGGTGGAGGACCGATGGGTTTTGCTGGTGGTAGCAGACAAGCTATCTCTGACTCAGGTGCAAACACAAATGGTTATGGTATTATGCAAGCTTCCCAAAACGCGTATATTAATTTCAATAACTCAGGAGCATCGTCTCCCAGTTCATTTAGTATAATACCTGAGTATAAAAGTATGGTCTTCTTAATAAAATATTAATTATTAAAATAACTTAAACTTTTATTTTAACATATAACAATAATGTTTAACTTATTTTCAAAGTGTATAGAACCGACTAATTATAAAGATATAGAAGAACAGAAAAGACAAGTTAAAATAGATACATTACCTTATTTTACAGAAACAATAGACCCACTTATTGCTGTATATGAACAAGCTTTATCCGCAGAATTATGTGATGAAATTGTAAAAACTTATATTAAAAATAAAGATTTACAGTTTAAAGGTACAACATTAGGAGGAGTTGGAGAAATTAAAAAAACAACAGACGTGTATGTATCAATGTGTAGTAAAAATAATATAGATTTTAAGAAAATAGATATACTGTTGAAGGATAATTTGTCAGCATATATGGAAAAATATGTGGAGTTTACATTTCATAAATGCGATAATGAGTATTTGGCAAAAAGTTCCTTTGTCGATACAGGATATCAAATACAACGATATAAAAAGAATGAAGGTTTATATAGAACACATACAGATGATAATTCTACAATAATAGATAATGTAATTCATTCAAGAGTTATTACATTTATATGGTATTTAAATGATATAACTGAAGGAGGCGAGACAGTATTTATAAATAAGTGTAAAATAAAGCCAAAGAAAGGGAGTTTATTAATATTTCCAGCAACATGGACTTATCCTCATTGTGGTATGGTGCCCAAAAGTCATGATAAGTACATAGTAACAGGTTGGATGTATACTAGTTTGAATAATATTGACTTTAGATAGCAGCAACATGGAATTATGTGCATTCAGGGAATGTTCCGAGAACAAGTGATAAATATATCATTACAGGATGGATGTATGCAAAAGGATAAATTTATATATTCAATTATTTTAATAAAAAAATATAAAGTCTTATGTTTTTTTATGTTATAGATGCCTGGATTTTGGAGTTATCTAGGTTTTTCGGATAATGAAATATCCAAAGATGGTGCGAATGAAGAACTTTTAAAACCTGATGTAGAACATAATTTAGCTCTAGATTTGTTAAGAATTACAATGCTTGTTTATAATTATGGTAAAAACTTATCAATAAAGGAGGATACTACTATTGAATCATTTGTTTCTGGAATTCAGTCTGAAGGTGGAATCGATAGTTTGGATATGAATGATACTAGAAAAGTGGCCTTAAGTGAAATTGCACAGAATGTTCCAAATGGAAAAATATGCAATTGGATCTCTGATACTGAAACTGATTTGCAAGTTGGTGTTACATTATCAGAAGAAAAAAAACGCATTAGTGTTGTATTTAGAGGAAGTGAATCTAGGTCTGACTGGTACTATGATTTTATGATTGTAAAGAAAGTATTAACAATGGATGGTCTAATAAAACCTGTAAATGTTCATAGTGGATTTCTTTCTCAATTAACAACTAATGATGTATATGCATCTCTTGTAGATACAGTAAAGAAACTAATACAAGAGTATCCTGATTACGATGTATGTATTACAGGTCATAGTTTAGGTGGGGCTCTATCTACATTATTTGGGTTTATGATTTCTCATGAAATAGATAATAAAGTTATAGTGACTTCTTTTGCTAGTCCTCGTGTTGGTGACTGGGAATGGAAAAAAGCTTTTGAAGCGAAGTCAAATTTATATCATTATCGTGTAACCAATAAACGAGATGCAATTACTGCTGTTCCTATGATAAACTATTATCATGTTGGTAATAATATTCAATTAAAAGATGATAAGTATGAATTATTTCCTCTAGATGCTGTTCGTGGATGGTTTGATGAAACATTATTTACCTGTTGGAGTGCATCTGAACATAATGTAGATTTATATTACAAACGCCTTACTAAAAACTTTTGGTAAATTTATGAATCAGCAACAGCAGCAGCATGTTTTCTAGAACAGCCTCTTTTATGAGCAGCTAAACTCTGTTTGGTATTTGCGGTATAATTATTGCAAATATCACATACAAACCCTCGTGTTTTAATAAGAGCATATTTAGGTTCCAAATACTTTTCAAGATTAGGAAATTTCAAATCATCAATTTGTGCTACAAGTTTCTTTTGATAGTCTTTGACAAACTGAACAAGTCCATCTCTTTGGTCAAGAAAAATCTTAAACTCTTCATTAATATTATCTAGAATTTGCTTAGATATGCTATGGTTCTCATCAATATTAAGATCTTGTATTTTTACACTTAGATGGTCAATAATCTCTATAGCAGTTTTAATAGTATCTGGATTATAAGCGCAGTTATGAATATAAACGAGAACATTACCCTTATGAATATCAATTTGGAAGTTATTTTTGAAACAAATTCCTGAATATTGAGAAATGAATACTCCACTCATGTTCTGCACATCAATATCTCTAATAAACTTGGTAATTTCATCTTTATTAACATTTTGATCATATTCTTTGTTCTCAATCATAACAGGTTGTTTTTCGGTTCTCACAACTATAAAATCACCAGATGCTTTTAATCCAGATGTATTTCTAATTTCAGCTGAAGGATACAAAGTAGTTAAAATTTCAAACAATTGTTGTTCTCCTATTTTTCCACGATTACTTGATACTTTATACTTTCCAAGAAATTCAGAAAGTTCATTAAAAATTTTAGTTTGAGAACTTACATTTTCAGTTGTGTTCTCTTTAATAGCTCCAAGCTGTTGAGAAAGCCGTTCTTCACTAGATGAAATAGTAGAATACAAAGGTTGTTGAATACTTTGTAATAAAGTAGAATATTTTGAATCAAAACTGTTCAATATTCCTTGTAGAGAACCTTTTTCAGTGGTTTTTTCAATGTTTTTTCGTGTTTCTTCATTGAATTTTGTAAAAAAGTTCTCGAACATACTCTGTAAGACTTGCTTATCTTCTGTTTTGTTCTTAGGTATAATTTCATTTAATAATAGATTAGTTTTATTTAATAAGTGTTCAGAACTTTTATCTAATAATGACTCTATTTTTTCTTTAGATTGTAAGCTTTGGTTCTCAATTAGCTGTTTTGTTTCTTCAACATAGTCTTTTTTTAAATTAACAAACTCTAACATTGCATTTTTCATAAATTCACTCTGCATTTTTTCAATATTATTGTTCATATTCTCCATATTTTGGTTCATTTTATCCATTCTTGTTCTGTTTTCATTCAAAAATGATAAAATCTGTGTATTTATATTTCCTGAAATTTGAGAACTCATCTTGTTAAACAGGTTCTCAATTAACTGAATAAACATCAAATTTGCTTCTTCTATATTAATTCCTGGATTTTCTTTATAAAACTTTAGGATTCTTGGATCTTTTATAGAAATTTCCATTTTTTTGAAAATTTTCTTTAATATATTATATAAAAGTTCTCGTTTTATATCTTTTTATAACTTTTTTACAAATAAATGTAAGTCTTATTTAATTATAATAAAAACTAAATAAGTTTGAACTAAGAATTTTGAGAACTTAACTAAAAATTTTAAAAAAGACAAAATCTTAAAATTTTACAAAATAACTGCATAAATGCAGACAAAAATAATCAAAATAATAAAAATGACACTGAAAAAAATAAATCTTAAATTAAGAATTTTAAAACTTAACTCACTTTTAATTAAGATTTCCAAAAACTTAACCAACTTACTTAAAAACTTAAGGTAAATCGGTCATTTTCCT